AGAGAAACTCTCCGATGGACACGCTCAGCCTCTCGCAGCCTCCCCACGTGTTGCTGAAGGAACTAGGACTAGCTTACCAGCAATCTGCCGTGAACATCTCCTATTCAGTTTCTAAGATTCAGTCTAAGATTCACAACCCTCATAATTTCCACTTGCGTCATAATCTCGTCATTTTGTCCCCGCAACTGCAGTATCAGTATGGCGCTATACTGTGTCGGATTTATGAAAGGAACGGGAATGTCTTCAGGGACCCTTTGTGTATTGCCAACTTACTTGCAACAGGGCAAGTAACTATGATAGTTGAGAAGAGAAAATTAGATGACTACCGAGCCGCTTTAACCAAGCTGATACCACAAGGAACCCTCGGTGGAAAGCTTCTAGGGCAAAACCAACTCCCAGCAAAGTCCAGAAAGAAAGGAGGAAAAGGTGCGGAGTTAGGAACCTCAGCGCTGGAGGGGAATGGGAGGAACGCCACACTCGGGGAATTAACTCAGCAGCTGTTAGGTGTTGGGAGCGTTAAGGTGTATAACGCGGATAGGAAACATGGAATTACCAGTGAAGACCATTGTATTAGCGTTAGTTCAATTGAAGGGATGGCGACACTCATCGTCGATCTAGAGGACTTATGCCAGCTAGCCATGCTGAGACAGAAGGGTTATCACATGCATTTAATTCACGTGACAAACGTGGGTGTGTATGGACATTACGTAAAACCAGCCATTTTCGCTTTGGCGAATGTGTTACCTTCCATCTCAATCACAACGCCCCACTTAGGGTTAGATTGGAACGCATACTATGTTCGCTCTACTTGGTTTCGACCTATCGTCCATTTAGGCATGTCCTTCAAGGAGCTGAAGATCATCATAGATTCCGGAAAGCCAGTAATACTCCAGGGTCCCGGATTCACCACTGAGCAGCGAGAGTACGCGAAGAGTCGGGGGATCAGGGAGGTTCCAAGTCGGCATTCATGGACGGAAATTAGTTTGGTGCACCGGACGGTGTCGAAGTTAAGCGTTTACCTTGTCTCCTACTTGCCAGAACAGGTAGTCCTATCCATCGCTCGTGGTCCTAACCCTCTCCGCGATTTACTAATGTCTTCATTCAGTCTTGCAGTGTTAGGCCAGTCAGTAATTTGCGATTTTAACATCGACTCTTACAACCTTACAACTTCTCCTACTGGATTATCTTATGAGACGAGGAGTGCTGGCGTTGAGCACGTGGAGAGATGGTTTAATAGTCTGGGAGTTCCAGTCACGCAGCCTGGAGAGACGTTGGTGGTTATCGGTAATAAAGGTTCCATGAAGTCTTCTATGACTAAATTCATCGTCTCTCAACATAATTCTGTTGAGCAGAGCGCTGGGATATACAGGTCCAGGCTAGGGCGGGTTGATTCCGATTCCTATGGGAAATGGCTGAACAGCGAAGTAACATCTTTCGCTTCTTGGGCAGAATTTCAGGCCTTTCAAGACGATGACACTCAGAAATCTTACTTCGAGGAGTTTGTGGATCATTACCTCGTTACTTGGCGAGCAATATATAAGGACAACGAGCTATTGCGAGAGCCTTTATACTCGAAGGTGTTACGTGAATTTATCAATATGATGTCCGTGGATTGCTCCGTGTTACTTAATGGGAAAGATAATAAAATGAGTTACGCGGCGTTTGTCAACGCTATCCTTTCGATCCCTAACGTTCCCAAGGGCTTAATCTGGGAAGTACATTACTATGAGGAGGTAGCGAGAGTTAAAAGCATTCATATTGTCCAGCTGCATCCACCATATGCGACAAGACCCTGCGTTCTGAGCAGACCAAGGGCTACGTCTTCCCCGCTCGTTGAGATTCTGCTGCACGATGCATATGACGCGCTCAGTGAAGGCACCAACTACCCAGCTATCCGCTTATATGAGATGAGTAGGTTCTTCAACTTCCCGGGGTCACACGGGGGGAGTGGTGAGATGGTCCCCACAGACCCAACACACCCTAGTCCTCACTAGGTGGGTGCCCCCCTGGGGTAGGAGAGTTCGATGTTGT